GAGAGTTTCTTAGGTCAATCATCAGCCATTTTGTCCAGGCGACACCGCCAACCACCCCTGATGTGCAACGCAAGTAACTGTATTTATTGCGCTACGATGGCGTTACGAGCCACCCATGCTTCAGGCGCTCTAGGGACCCCGGCACACATCGAAGGCCGAATCGCGACACCTCCCGGACTCCTACTTGCCTGGCCCCTCCGTCGCCGTCGGTCACCCTTCGAACGCTGGCTGCGTACCCCACCATAAAGGTGGGTTCGAGCAAGTAGTTCCGTACAGGTACGGACCCGCACAGGTAAAATTAGACCTTCCCTTTACATCCTGTATTGGTCTGGCCGCACCGTTTGAGACCAAGCCGGCGATGCCCACGGCTCACACTAGACATAATATTTTGACCTGCCCAACCTCGATGCGCGTGGGCTATGTCAAGGCTTTAATCCCAAAAACTACAGAACCACATCAAGGAAGGCAGGTTATGAAGGAAGTATAACGCAAAAGATTCGAAAGCAAGGTCGGACACGAAAATCGAAACAGCAGAGGTGGCGCCGGTGTTGGGATTAGAGGATCAAATCGAATATGGAGCCTACATTGGTCTGGATGTACATCAAGGATACATTGCCATTGCGGTCGCGGAATCTGGTCGAGGAGAACCATTTTACGAAGGAGAAATCACCAACAATCCAGGCAAAGTATGCAAGCTGATAGAACGTTCGAATAAACGCTATGGTAGTCAGGTATTGTTATGGTGTTACGAGGCAGGTCCATGTGGATTGTACTTTATCATCAGCTTATGGAATTTGGCCAAGAATGTCAGGTAATAGCTCCCTCGCGAACGCTGCGTCAGCCTGGTGATCGCATCAAGACGGATCGACGCGATGCGTTGAAGTTGGCCCGACAACTGAGATCGGGGGATCCGACCGCGGTATGGGTTCCGAATGCCGAGCAGGAAGCAATGCGCGATCCGACTCGCACACGAGATGATTTCAAGGCGCGGGAACAAAAGACGCGTCAACAACTCGACGCATTCGTGCTGCGCCATGGATATCACTGGCCAAGCGGCAAGACACGTTGGACACAAGCTCACTACAACTGGTTGGAATCATTGACCTTCAGGCATGCATGGTTGCGGATAGTTCTCCAAGAATACATCAATGCGGTAAAGATAGTCGGTGCACGGGTAGCAACTATCTAATACAAACAGCGCGAAGTCAACAACTTATGTAACAATGTTGCGGAAAGTAACGTAACAACGCGATATTTCACATAAATATCACCCAGCGCAAAACTGCGCAGCGCACTCCACACGACTTGTATTTTCATGCCGCATACACACTGCGCAAACTTCTTTAACTGCGCCAACCCCCCGCTACGTAGCGCTCACGTCACGGTGCGTGCGCTGCACGTCAAGGGGGGCGCGGCGGCGGGCGGCTGGAGAGAGTGTGCGGTCACATTTTTATCGCAAATTTTTTCTAAACACCGATATAAACGCGCTCTAAGATTTCCCAATCCCGGTCACCCAATTCACTCGGATCTGGTTGCCAAGACTTACCATCAGGACTCTCATTGAACCTGACAAAGTGCTCGTCAATCGAAAGATCGAGACCTCGTCGCCTCTCCAGTCTTGTGACTGAACTCCAATCTTCCAGCAACCCAGGCTTGCACTTCACTACCCCCTCCCCAGGAGGCCAGCATTTACGGCGTAAATAGGAGTTATTAGGTACCTTATAGAAAACGACGAGCGCCGTGTAAAACGTTTCGCTTATTGAGTTAGGTGCTATTCCATCTTCACTATGCCGAAAGATGTGATTCCGATACTGCATACAATGCAAGTATCGCGGCGGAGTATGCGTTTCGACACCGAGATAATCGGCATCAGCACGTCCCATAATAGGCGCTTTTGTTTCTGCCTCCTCTTTAGCGGGCGCTTGGTTCTTTGTTGCAATGAACCGAGAGCGCGCCTTGCGTAGATAATGCGAAATATCCCTGCTTGTAAGTAGAGTATCGACATCCACCGTGGATAGGAACACATCGTAGGCGTCCTCGCTATTACCATACGTCCCTATTATGTAATGAGAGATAGCTCCATAAAAGTCGTACAAAATAAGTAGCGCTTCTATGCCAGCGCGCTCGGCTTCATGTTCCAAGCGCAGCCGTTCAATAGCATCCAAGATCGTTCCTGCATATCGACACGGGATAGCAGCGGCGTCCATCATTGCTTTCTTCGGCATAGTTGCTTTCGTACCCGTGGAGCCTTTGATGGCCATATCATGTAGTTCCTTCAAAGCAACTAGCGCTTCGCTAGCCCCCTTGCGATCATGCGCCATTTTGCTGTAGGCGGCTTTGATACGCAAATCTGTCTGTATGTGCTCACAAAAGTCCGCTACTCCATGCCATAGCGCGTAGACATCCAAAAACATGCAACGTTGATGGTTAGCTTGCATCATGCAATCCTAAATGAAAGTTGTATCCTGAAAATGAAAAGGACGAAAGGCGTGTTGTGATGAGGTTTCGCTTCATTCATCCTATACGGGTGGTAAAAGTAATTGACAAAGCTACGTATTGGGTAAAGCCAAAGCTTCGACCCCCCAACTCCTATACGAATGGTGAAAGTGGTTGACGCAATTACGAATTAGGTAAAGTCGAGGCTTGGCTTTCCAATTCCTATACGGGTGGTAAAAGTGGTTGACAAAGCTGCGCATGGATAAACTGGCTCTCAACCGAATTCGCGCAGTTCGATCCAATTGGAACGCCGTGGTTTCCTACCAAACACATGAGCGATATGGCGTTCCAACTCGCGTTCTTGATCGCGTTCTCTCGCCGCTTGCGCCGCCTTTGCCTTATCCACGCTGAGCGCGCGCATCAAATGCTGCACGGCCATTGCTAGCGCATCCAAGCGGATCGATAGCGTTCAATGACCTCCTTTCCATTGTCACGCGCGTAAACTGATAGAACAGACGATATTGGTCTTGCTTCTCCACGGGCAAATGCCGCGTACTTTCGTAATCTTGCTGAACAAGGGACCGATCCACCACCAAGCGATGCCCGCGCACGACAGGTTCCAAAGTTTCGATGATGCGCCTTTCTTTTTGTACGCTATTCCAGACTTCGGACACCTTGCACGGATAGAGCGCGCCCAACACCGGACGCAGTAGCGCTACGAACATGCCGCCGCCATAGTTCTCTTCGCAAACAATCTCGTTTACGCTCTGCTCCTTGGCAATCAACGCCAGCTTGCGCAGCGACTCTTCGGAGAAATCCGGGACAGCTCCCGACGCGGTAAGGAACACCACGCCGTTCAACGTCTTGATGACCGCGTACCCCAGTTCGGAAGCTCCTTTTCCTTTGGGATCGATGGCCATCACGCTAGCGGTGAAGGGGCGTAATAGGGGCGTTCCGCTGTCGCTCTTGTCGATTAGCAGCGGTTTTACCATGTAGTCGCCATTCAAGCCTACGTTGGGTAGATCGGATAAGCGCAGCGCCGGATCGGAACCCCACCAAATACCATCATAACCGTGGCGAGGCGGTATATCGACCACGATAAGATCCCGTAAGCGCAGCGGATACTTATCGGCATCCGCTAGCGACGCATCCAACATGAATTGCATACGGAATTTCAAAGGACCAAGCTGTATTTCTCTCTTGATCAGATCTTCGTCGCTGAAGCGCTTTGGATCGGTGCTTTTACCTTCCAAATCCTTGGATAGGCCGCTGGCGGTCCGCTTGCTTTCTTGCAACCGACGTAAAATGGAGGGAGCGAGCATGGAACCCAGGCGCTTTATCCACTCCTTGTCCGGGTACCTAGCGGGCCATATACGGGTGGTATAGCCTTTATCCGGCAAGGTGTGATAAAGGCTACCCTCCGTTTGCGGCGTTCCTAATACGATGTTGCGTCCGCCCGGAGATAGAATAGAGGGAAACTCGCTAAAGCGATCCCACAACTTAGCGCGCATACCTACCGTGTCGGATGTGTTGGGAATTTCGATATCATCACTGAGGATGATATCGGCGCGACTGCCCGTCAATTGCCCGAAAATACCAGCGGAGCGCACGGAGGGCGCTTGCGCTAGCGGGATATCAGCGACATCGAAAGCCAACTTGGAATCGCGATCCTCCCCCTTCGGAGCCAGGTGCTGCAAGATAGGCATTTCGAACACGAGGCGATACATAAATGTCGAGAGCTCTTCCGCCTTGCTCCGGCTCGCGGAAACAACCAGCGCTTTCAACGCGCTTTCCCGCAACAGCAGCCAAGGCACGAAACACCCGCAAATCCATGACTTTCCGATGCCGCGAAACGCCAATACGGACACATCCCCCCGTTGATGTTGTAGAAAATTCGCGATATCGTTTTGCACTGGCGTAGGGGAAGGGAGCGAGAGATGCCGCCAGCTCAACGCGAGAAATACCTTGAAATCCTCGAATACGGGCCACACATCCGGGGCCTCCCGATAACGCGCCCGCCACCAAGCATTCACTTTCGAAACTACCATGTTTCCAACGCCGCCATCGCCGCGCCGTTGTCGTCGTCATTATCGGCGTCCATGCCTATGCGCAGCTCCTCCATATGCGTGCGGAGCTTGGAAGCGTAGGCTTCCTTACTAGCCTCCTTGTCCGCCGTCGCTACCGTAATGCCATTATCGCGTAGGAACGCGACGCCAGCGCGCACCCACGCCACGGAAGGCGTCTCTTCGAGCGGCTTGCCCGTTTTTGGATCGATTACGAATCCGCCTTCCGGCGTCAATACATAAGTAGAATCCAGCCCTTTCAGTAGCGCGTTCGTTACTTTTCTATGAATTCGCCCTGCGGCTTCTTCCGGGTCGTACAGAGCTTCCTTGCGATCGTCCATGATCCTCATCTCCTGTTTGTTCGCTGATAGGTTGTTCCACAGCCGCTGGCGGCCATCCCGCGTTCACGTCGTAGCTCAGCGGATCGGAGTGCGCGTAGATCGCTTTTTTGTGTTCTTCCCGCGCCTCATTGATGCGAAGCCGCAAATTGGCTATGGCCGCGCGATATTCGAAGGCCATTTGTTTATTCAACGCGATGAGCTGACCATCCAATGTGGGCCATGGTACGTAATAGAGGTGATCCTTCCCCGTGAAAACGACATCCGACAATGAAAGGTTTTCCAACGCTTTCGCTGAGGAATGTAAGAGCTTTCCCTCCACAACGACGCCCGACTCTTCCTCCTTCCGAGTGGCCACGGCCTTGATAGATTCCCACACGAACTTACGGGCATCCTCGATGCGCGTAAATCGCCACTCTCCCTCTACCCACTCATGAAAACGCGACGGCCTCTTTTCCAAAGTAACGTTGCTCGCCAGGGGTCCCAGGGTCGTTATCCGCACGGGATCTCCCGTTTCCGTAGAGTAGGCGTCGCGCCCGCGATGATCCTCCACCAGGCGCGGTTTAGCGTCGCGCAGAACGACGGCTTGATGCTCGCCCACGAGGGCGCGCGAGATAGGGGGGATAAAGGTATACCCGGATATCCGCGCATGGCCTTCTCCCAGGGGGAGCGGTACAGGCGACCCCTTAATATACTCGCCTTCCGGCGACACCATGTATTCGTGCGTTTGTGGATGGACGGCGTATTCGATCGCATAGTCTTCAATAGTAGTTTCGTTCGTCATAAGCAGCAAAGCGCCTTTGGTAGTGAAATGTTGACGGGCCTGTTTTGCGGTGCAGTGGGCACGTACCGCGAAGCATCGAAGCGCGCCCACATAGTTCTGGGAAAAACGCCTGACGACCCCGCGTTTCCATACGCAGCGTTCTCGTTGGGGATTGTGTAGAAAGCGCCCCCAGCGCCCAAGATTTGAAAAGAAGCGGCGGTGGCCACATCGCCCACATAAAACTCCCCCCAAATATTTCGCATCGCGTCGCCCTGCGGGACACCGAAAAGTCTGCCCGGATCTTGCGCGCCCCCTGGCCACGCCCGCATGAATAAACCTTGTATATCGGGTATGCGGAAAGTGCCGTCTCCATTATCCGCGTACCATAGATAACCCGCCTGCCACGATCCGAGCGGAACGACCAGCCCGTGATGCTGCGCGAAGTTCCAAAGCGCGGCGTATGTCGTCAAAGAAAGGTTGGTCGCGCCAATGGATATCCACCCAGGCGGCGCGGTAGGCACGGAAAAGTCCATATAGGAACCCAACAAAGGCGAGGCGTATCCTGAAAAACCGGTATTGAACGTAGTCCACGTCATAACGGCGCGAATCGCTTCGTAATAAATAGGTCCAATATCGGAAGTCGGCAGGGGATCGCCCGCTGGAATGCGCGTCACGAGCGGCGTTGTTTTCGCTAGATAAGCCGCGTCGTGGTCGTGATTGCCGGGGGATACTTGGTCGCCACCGCCGCCTACGTCCTTGGTAGCCGCCACGCCCGCATCGGCCAATAGACCTACCGTAGGCGTCGTCCACGCGAAATTGCCGCCATTGGCGACGACGACCTTACCATTGTCCTCGGGGGCCTCTGGAGCCGTTATATTCCCGGAGGCCGTGATAGAACTCAGCACCCATTGCTTCGTCGTGGCGTCTGTCGAATCGATGGGCGTCCCTACGGACGTAATGCGTTCGCCCCGCGCGTCCCAATCCCCCGCGCTAGTCGCTGAAAGCGCTTTTTGCAATCCGCTTTGCAACTCCTCGATTGCGTAGAGCGCCTGTAGCGCCGCTTTATTCAAAGAGGCCGCCGTGTGCGCCGCGCCATCCAAGTATTGCACCAACGGTTCCGTTGGCGTTTGCCTGTGTATTTTCACCTTCTGACCAGTGGCGGGCGTGGTCGCGGTTTGCACTAGGGCGTCGTTTATCCAAGTGATAGCGACGTCCTCTATATCATCGATATAAACATGCACGTGAGAACGCGCGATATAAGGAAAAGGAACCGCCCACTGCGTGGTTGCGCCGTTCGCGGTGTAGGTCGTGATGGCGTAAGCCATGCCATAGCCCTCCATGGTTATCGATGGCTGCGTGGAAAGATCGAACGCTTCAATCCGCGTTCATGGCATCGATGAGTTTGCGCGCTCCCTCCGCATTTCCTTTGCGCACCGCGCTGCGCGCGTGATTGCGCAGTTGTATTTTACGGCGTAATTCAGGGTAGTCCTCCTTGAGCAGCTCTCGTCCCATTCTCTTGTATATTCTGATAATTTTATCCACCATGCGCACACGGGGGTCGTCGTCGCGCAGCTCGGGCGGCGCGTCGGGTTTCTCCTTCCTGTCGATGTCGTATGCTGAAGTGGCGAATACTTTACGCAATTGTGCATGAAGAGACGGCTTTCCAGGCGGCCGGGCCGTGCGTTCAATGAGTTTATCGAATTGTTCGTCGTTCAATCCGAAACCTTCCAAGCGCGGCGCGGGACCTGAAAAGCCTTTTCCAAGATGGGCCAGCTCGGCCAGGACCGGATCGTCAACCTCTTGCGATTGGCGAAAAGGCGACAGCGCCCCTGGAGACAACGGTTCATACCGAGGCGAAACGGGTTCCCCCGTAATCCAGGAACGCTTCGGATACAAGGCGCGCTCCAGTACGGGCGTTTTCTTCATTAGTGCGTCCACGAGGGAGCGTGCCTCCCGCAGCGTACCGTCCGCAACGCCGGTGAAGTTGGCGACTTGCATCAACCCGGTAGGAACATTGGAAGCCGCTAAGTGCTTCAACCAGGACGACGCATAACGACTCGGCTGCGTAATGGCGTTCGCGGTTTCGGTCAATCCCGTGAGATAAGATTTGCTCGCTAGATTCGTCGCGATTGCCGTGATGATCGCCTCCGTCGTCGCCATGCCGTCTTTTTCGGGCGCTTGCGCAATCGCTTCGGAAAAATCGGCGGCCAGTCCAAAGAACATGCCCACCGGATCGAGGCGCTTGTATTGCGTATAGGTCTTTTTTCCGGTAACCGGATCGAGCGTCACATACGCATAAGGCTGCCAGCCCGTTTCGCGCAATATCTTTCGCGCCTTCGGATCAACGGGGCCGCCCCCCGTGATTCTTCCTTCCGTCGCCAATCCGGTAGCCGAGGCGAATAGCAGGCTTCCCGTGAGGGTCTTACCGATAGCGGCGGCGCGCCGCGTTCCTCCCGCCGCGAAATCCTCGCGCAATTGACGCTGTCGCATGTTCAAAAGGGGGGTTCGTTGCCACACGCCGCGCAGAATATTGGTAGGCGTGCGCACGAACGGCGCTATCATGCGCACGCTTGGATGGTCCCTGGCCGCGCGTTGCAAGGTATTGCCGAGACCGTAACGCAACGGACTCGTGAAAGTGGCCTCTCGCGTGTATTCCAACGCTTCTCTCGCGAACTCCGTATTGCCCGCCCTGCCGTTTTCATCGAACCCGAGTTTGAACTGCTCTTCCACCCAACGGGCGCGCGCCTTCGCATCCTTCGAAACGGAACGGGATGCGATCATCAAACGCGCCCGCAAAGCCGCCCGGTAGTTGATTTGCTTGAAATACTCGTCTTCCATGGCAAGCAACCGCAACGGAGCGCGTATCAGTTCTCCCTTCCTACCCGCTATGGCCCCGCGCCTCGACTCCATTACTCTGGTATTGACGTCCAGTATATTCTCCCCCTGGCGGAAGGCTTCCCGCGCCGCGAGGATCGAATCGGGAAGTCGTCGTTCGATCGCCATCAATCTAACGGCGTCCCTGGCCATGCTCGTTAAATGCAGAAGCTGAAACGCGCCTTCCATGGCGGCGTCCTTGTCTCCACTGACGACGCCGCCTCCGATCCTTTCCAACGGCATCAAAACGGCTTGAATCGCGTTGGAAGTCGTATTGACAATATGCGTCGTCGGTCCGCTCAGCATGGCCGCGAGTCGGAATTCATGCCATTTATCGAATGCCGAGGCGTTGTTGATGTATTGCATCTTCCCAACGACGTTGCCTTGCAGCACGTGCAGCTTCTCCGCGAGCTTCCTTACGCCTTCCAAACCGCCCGCATCCTCGATCGCTTCCCTCACGCCCTCTGGATTGGAGAGATTCCAGGCGGAAAGGGAGCGCGCCGCGTCGGAAATTCCCGTATCGATGCGTCCCGAAGCCGTTGCACGGGCGGCGGATGCTTGCAGTGCCTTTATGGACGTTTCCATTCGCCCCAACTGATCCAAGGTGCGCAGCAAATCCGCGCCATCCTCCAGCGTCGCCTGAAGCGGGTCGTGAACTATCTTGCTCACCATCTGGTCCACATTCTCCGCCAGCGCTTGAATAACCGTTTTTCCCGCCAATAAACGAGCCGTTTGCGCGTGCGCTTCCTCCGCTTGCTGCGCGAGCATGATGTTCATGCTGCCCAATGGATCTTTTCCAGCGCTCAACATATCCGCCAACGAAGCCGCCGCGTCCCGCTGCATTTCCTCGAAAGTGTAGCGCCCGGATTTGATGAGTTGCTCGATGTGTCCCGTGAAGGCGTCGGCGGTCAGCCGCAAGGTATCTTCGATAGCGCCCGAGGAATCCATTTTGGAAAAATTGAACACCTCGCCCACTGTCGTAGGCACGACGGCATCCTCGGTGGGGGCGCGCTTTTCGGCCGCCGCGCTGAGTTTCGCGACGAGGGAATCCGCATCGACTACTGAAAAATTTCGAACGTTATCTCCAGGATTTCCGCCCAAGGGCGCTCCTCTACCAGGTGTACGATTAGCGCCAGTATCCCGAATACGACCAGCAAGCGAAGAACTAGACGTCCTCTCTCCAGAATGCGTAGCTCCTCGCGGAGTATTTGTAATATTGGTTGCGCCACTAGCCTCTTCTTGTAAGATCTCTCGCAAGCTTTTGAACAACCGAGTGGCCGTGTCGACAGCGCCGCCTATCGCCATGCCTTCCAAGGCGTTTTTGAAGCGCCCCTCGGCATCGCTATCATCGGGGGAGGCTTCCAAGTATTCCGTCACGGCGTTGCGAAACATCGGCGTCGTGTTGATGAGGTTCGACAAGCGTTTCGCCTGTGGATCGAACACCGTAGCGTCGGTCAGCGCTCCCCGCACCGTGTTTTGCGCTAGGGGGTTGGCTAGAAAACCAGCGCCTTTCACCACGGGACCGAACGCGGCCCACCCAGCGGCGAATTGCGTAATGCCCTTGGTAAGCTCCCCCGCGAGCGTTTCTGGTTCGAAGGCGTCCGCCGCCTCTCTCGCGAGACTCCCCTCCTCGGTGGCGATAAGGCCGTCGCTGTAACCTTTTTCCTCCAATTCGCGCTTTGTCGCCAAACCCGCGACGCCATTATCCGCCGCTTCTCCCACTACGATATGGCTGGGAAGATTTTGGCCCGCTACGGCTTCGGCAAAGGCTTGCGCCATGTCTCCCGCGTTTTCCAGCGCATCCGCGCCTCCGCGAAATGCCGCGCCAATCAAATCATTGGCGTTGCGGGCGGTTTGCGCCGCCGCGTCCAATAGACCGGGGGCGGCGGAAGGGGGCGTCTCTGTTTCGGATGCGGCGTGGGCAGGAGGAGGAGGCGCGACGTGAGGATTCTGGGTGGTATCGGCGTCGTGGGTCGGCATTTTTCTACTCCATTTTTTCTTCGCGCAAGCTCGCGACGTGCGCGGCTTTCCATTCACAGGCCTTCTCTATCGCGCCCTCGAAAGTTTCCGCATAAACCCAAAAAACACGTTCCATGCGAGCGAAGTTGAATGTGGAAAGAGCGCTGGCGCGCTGTTCGTCGGTGTCGAAAAACGCGCATTGCAGCAAGAAACCCTGCTGCTCCTGGCGCGTCAAGCGCAAGGCGAATGCGTGTTCGTCCCAATCGAATGCGGCGGGAGGCGCGATTCCCATCGCGGCGCTGATGGCGCGGCGGTTTCGATCGCTTCCGATTGCCTCCATTATCACATCGGAGAAGGCGTGAGAGAGGCATTGCGAGCCTAGATGCAAGATGGTTTTCAGCTTCACACCCGCATCGATACAGCGCCTGCGCGCCGCTTCTCCCGTAGCGTCAGAGAAGCCTTTGGTAAAGTCGGATGTTGAAGTAGTACGCTTCGGTAAGCCTGGCTCTCGACTCGCGTCGGATACAAGGAGGCGCCTGCCCCGTGGCATGTGCGCCTTCAACTGTTCGCGTTTCGTTGCAATGTAGTCGTCCTTCCATGCAACGGCTTTGCGAAGCGCCCCCGCGAAGCTTTCTTCGTACACCCAAAAATGACACCGCCAATGCCAATCCTTTTCAAGAAAACCGGAAGGATATAGCGCCGTTGGAGCGGGCGTAACACAACGAAATAGAAACCCGTATTTATGTTGACGTTCGAAAGCTTCGGCGAAATCCTTTTCGAGATTGAAACTCAGTCTAGGCACATCGAGATCCAACGCGCTGATTATCTCGTCGCCATCGTTAGCGTTTTCGATATAAGCAGCCAAAAGGGGTGGGAACGCATCCGAGCGACCTTGCGCGCCCAAATGGAAAATCAGAGATAGAAGGATCTCGTTCTCGCGCGCAAAAGAAGTCAGGACTTTGTTGGAAAAGCGCGACGATAAGGCGCTAGCCTGCAATGCTGTTTTCGACTCCTTGGAAATCATCTACTGTCTCCTTTCCCGCGCCTTTCTTCTTGCGGGAAAACGCCTGTGGCAAAAAGCGCTTTCCATTCCAGACCCCCGCCACCGTCATTGGCGCGGGGATTTCATTAAGGGAGGGTTCATAATACGAAACGGAAGGGAATTATATATTTAACTCCACCAAATAGCAATCCCACCATCACACATTGCGATCCTCGCCTTCAGTAAGTGAT